AAAGAATTTGTGCAGCTAGAAGACGTTGGAGGTGTTAAATGTCTAAGAAAGATGCTTGTTATTATAAAGTAAAAGCAAGGTATAAAGTATGGCCATCAGCATATGCTTCAGGTGCATTGAGTAAATGTAGAAAAGTTGGAGCAGCTAATTGGGGTAACTCAAAGAAAAAGTAATGGCTAAAGAAGGATTAAGAAAATGGTTCTCTCGCAATCAAGGTAAAGGTTGGGTAGATTGTAAAACTGGAAAACCATGTGGAAGACGTAAAGGTGAAAAACGAAAATCATACCCAGCTTGCAGACCTACAATGGCTCAATGTACTTCTGCAATGAAAAAGAAAACGAGCAGTAAACGAATAAGTTGGAAATAGGAGTATATTATGCCAATGGGTAAAGGGACCTACGGGTCAAAAAAAGGTAGACCTAAAAAGTCTAGAAAACTAGGTAAGTATAAAGGAATTGATTTTATACAAAAACTTAGAAGAAAAAAGTTAAAAATAAAAGATAGTGAAGAAGCAGGTCGTGTTGGAGCTAAAGCTAAAAAAGCAGTAAAGACAAAAGGTGGTACATATATAAAGTATGAAAAGAAATCTGCATCTGCAAAAAGTTTTAGAAAAACATTTAAATCTAAATGTGCAGGTGGAGCTAGTTCTTTTACTTGGCAAGGAAGGTCTTATAGTTGTGCTAAAGCATCAGATAAAAAAGCATCTGCTCCTAAAAAGTCTGCGCCTAAGAAATCATCTCCAGTAAAAAGTAGAGTTGTAAATAGACAATCAACTGTAAAAGTTTCAGGTAAAGTTCCAGCAAAGGTAATGAAAAACTTAAAAAAGAAAGTATAGATTATGGTTAGTGGAGCAAAAAGCAAAGTAAAACAAAAACAAGGTAAGAGTAAATTTTCTAAAGTTAAAGGTACTAAAAGAAGTGTTTCATGTGGTAGAGGTAAAATGTACGATATGAAAAAGAAAAAATGTGTACCTATGAAGCAAGGTGAAAAATTTGACCAAGATGTAAGTGGAATGATTGGTTATGGATATGGAGGTGCTCTTGGAAGTTTAATGGGAGCTCCATTTGCTGGTGCATTAGCAGGAAGACAAATAGGTCGTAAATACTCTAAATTAAGAATGTCTGGACAAGGAAAACGTAGAAAATAATGTCTGATGTTATGGGATTAACAGATGTATCTAGTAAAGATACAGGTCGTGGTAGTTCTTTAAAAACTGGAGGCATGCGTAGAACATATAATAAAAGGAAAAAGAAAATGCCAAGTAAAGCAAAATGTAAACTAGGTTGGAAAAAGATGGGTTATAAATCTCAATCTGATTGTGAAAATTATGGTAAGATGAAAATGACTCAAAAGCCTGATACTAGTGTTAAAGATGAAGGCTCTAAAAGAGGAACAGATAGAGCTAAAGCTGCTAACTATAGAATGAAAAAAAGATTAAGAAAAGAATCTGGTGGTGGATATAAACAGGCTCGTTATTAATGAAAATAAATGTAGATTTATTTGGTGATGATACAGGCTTTGGTGATACAGTTGGCAGAGCAATTAATGTAGTTACTAGAGGAAAAATAAAGGAGTGTGGTGGATGCAAAAAAAGAAAAGCATTACTAAACAGAATGATTCCTTACAGAGGGAACAGGAAGCAATAAAAAACGGAGGCCGTATAGGCGGTAAAGAAGGTGGACTTAGACTAGATGTATTTAGTCATGATGAGTCTGCATACCAAAATGGTATTGATTTCAGTACAGAAGATTGCATGGTATGTGAACTTCCAGAAAATGCACAGAGATATATAGTAGAAGACGCAGAGTACGAAGAATCTAGAGGCAGATAGTGCCTAAACAAATTATTGAAATAAATCCATTTCATGGGGGAATGAATAATAATACTGACCCTAGAGATTTACAACATGACGAGTTAGCATTTGCTGAAGATGTTATGGTAGATAAGATAGGTCGTATTAGAACAGGACCTGCTATTGCATCTCATGCCTCTAATGACCCATCAATAACAATAGATGACATAAGTGATAGAACTGGAACATCTTTATTTGCATTTAGTAATGATTATGTAAACGCAGGTGCAGAAGGCAATATAATACAAAATGGTTCTAGTGGCATGAATAGTATTGTATGGACAGGATGGTCATCTGGCCCTACTGATTGGAATGCAAATTCTAGTTATTTTACATTTACAGGTTCAAGTGGTGGTTCAGATACAATTAGTCAAGCAGCTGCTGATAGAGAAGACGAAGGGTTAAATAGTCAAAGATATAAATTAACATATACAATATCTAATTATAGTTTAACAAGTGGAACTCCAGGCTTAACATTAAAAGGAGGTTCTGGTCAATTTGCATCTTCAGACCAAGCATTAACTTTAGCAGATGGAACTTATACAAAAACATTTACATCTCATTCTAGTGCATCAACTGGAGCTTTTAGTTTGCAATCAAATAGTGTTCAAGTTACATATAGATTAGATAATATTAAATTAGAACCAATTCAATTTGCTTCAACAGGAGATAACTATTTAGCATTGTATATGAATACTAGCCCTAAATATAAATTTGCTATATATAGTTATTCTCAAGATAAGTGGAATTTTTCTAATGAGGGATTAAGATTTGAGTCAGTATCAATAGCAGCAAAACCAGTATTTTCATATGTAGATGGAGTATTAAGAATAGTAGATGGATTAAAGGGAGAGCAAGCATATAAAATATGGTATTCATATATATCTAGAAAAAGATGGGGCACTTCTTCTGTTTATGTAGATAAATGGATTACTGCTCAATCTTATTTATTACCTCCAACAGATAGTGAAATAGTTCTTTCAAGCGCTGCTTCCACATATAGTCCTAATGAAGGTAAAATAGAAATTGGAAGTCAAGGGCTAGCTAGACAAGCAAGTAATACTGGAAGTTGGAATCCTCATGGTCTTTATAATGGAACAGCAGCTAGTGGTTCAGGAGCTAATAAATTAGTATCTACTGGGTCTCCATTTACTTCTAGTATGGTTGGACTAAGAATAAGAAGAACTAATAATTTTACAGACCATACTTGTCTTACTAATACTACTGCTGGAAGTGGAAGTACATTTGGCAGTAACCCAAGAATAATACAAATAAATTCAACTGCTAGATTAGTAGTTGGAATGATTATAAGTGGAAATGGGATAGATGGTACTGCAATTATTACAAGCATTCAAAGTTCTACATTATTTAGAATAGATGAAGATGTAATAAGCACAGAGAATAATACTACTTTAACATTTAATAATGATAAAGCTACTGCAATTATTACAAAATTTGAAGATGCTAATACTATTTATGTTAGTAAAACAATAACCTCTCATGTAAGTACCGATTTAATTGAAAAAGGTAATGTATTAACTTGGTATAATGGAGATACATTTGATATTTTTGATTATTATGAAATAGGATTTACTTGGGTTTATGATGGAAATCAAGAAAGTTTAGTGCATAGTAGGACAACTTTAGTAGAAACTGTTTATAATAATATATCATTATATATTCAAGATATTGCAGCTGGTTATAATTGGGATACTGAAACAACTGCAAGAAAGACTGGATTAAATTGTTATTATAAAAAAGAATCTGATGATTCAAATATTTGGAATCATTTATTTGAAATAGATTTAAATAAAGGATTTAAATTATCAAGTGAAAATGATTTTAGTATCACATGGACTCAAATAGTAGCTAATACAGAATATCATTTACGAGAAATTGAAATTCAAGATACTCTTACTTTTGAAACATATGAATCAAGAAATGGTTATAAAAGTGATGTTAATGAATTTTTAGATTTATCAGATGATGATGGTAATGGAATTGGCTATTCTGTTTCAACAATAGCAAATAGAGTTCATTATATTGCTAATGTTAAATATTTAAATAGTGAAGGAGCTATAAGAAATTATGGCGATGTTATGTTTAAATCTGTTGTTAATAAGTTTGATACATTTCCCTTATCAAGAAGATTAGAAGTAAGCGTTCAAGATGGAGATGAAATAACTGCTTTAGCATCATATGCAGATAGATTATTACAATATAAAAAAAATAAAATGCATTTAATAAATATATCTCAAGAAGTAGAGTTTTTAGAAGATACATTTAAATTTAAAGGAGTAGAAAGTCAAGCAGCTGTATGCGAAACAGATTTTGGTATTGCATGGGTAAATCAATTTGGATGTTATTTATATGATGGTAGGCAAGTAAATAATTTATTAGAACAAAAAAGTATTAGAAAAATTTCTGAAAGTAGTTGGCTTGATATAGACCATAAACCAATGATAGCATATTTACCTAAAGATAGACAATTAATAATTGCTAAAGACCATAGTGGAGGGAGTTTATCATCAGGAAATGGTAATGCTTGGATATATGATATGGTTACTAGAAGTTGGGTTATGCAAGCTGGTTCATTTATTGTTGGAGATGGAGCTGGTACTTCTAATTTTGTAACAGACCACAATGGAGATATTGTATATGCAATAGGGACTGGAACTATAAGAACATTATCAACTGATAGTTCTCCAAAAACTAATATAAAAATAGTTACAGCAGATATGAATTATGGAGATTCTGGAGTTCGTAAAAAAGTATATAGAGTTAGATTGTCATATAAAGGAGATGCTAGTAGTTTAAATGTAAGATATACTACTAATGGAGATACAGATACTTATAAACAATTTGAAGGTACTTCAAGTGGATTACCAAGTGGAAGTGCAACAAATACTCCATTAGAAGACAAATCAAGTGATGTATCGCAATGGTATCATGCAGAATTAAAACCTGCTGTTCCTTCTGAAGCTACAAACATATATAGTTTTCAAGTTCATATAGATGGAGCAGCTCAAGGAGATTTTGAAATAAATGATTTATCTGTTGTATTTAGAGTAAAGAATGTTAAATAATGAATAGACAAGAAAGAATATCAATACAAAAGAAACAAGAAAGAGCATCTATAACAGATGGTGTTCCTACTTTAAATGAATTAACTGATGGTATTCCTGTGTACAGATTAATATCTGGAGACTTAGTTCAATATATTAAACATAGAAATATTCTTTATAAAAAAGTGCTAGATAAAGCATAATGAAATTATTAAATTAAATAGTAAAAGTGTATCGTTGAATGGCTAAAAATTTATATAAAACAGCATTTACTGCAAGTTCATCACAAGGTAAATACAGAGCAAGTATGTACGATGTAGCTTCTTCAGATGAATTACAAAGATTAGAAAATGCTAGATTACAATTTGACCAAGATTCTTTAAATAAAAATGTATCATTTGTAGCAGACACGCTTTCTTTAGCTTCTACAGTTGCTGGAAGATATGAAGATTTAAGTGGAGATATATCTTTGTTAGAAGAAAAATATGGAGAAATGGAAAGACCTGATAGTATGTTTGGTAAACTTATGCAATCAACAAAGATTGGATTGGGTCTTGGTGATTACAAATTTGGAGATGAAACAATAAGTGCTAGAGATATAGCAGTAAGAGGTTCTCAAATAAAATATAAAAGTATGCTTGATGAAGCAATGTCTGACATTTCTCCTTTAACTAATGTTAATGTATCAAGAAATTTACCTAAAAGTAATACTGACGTAGATATTGAAGGTGATGTTAAATTAGAACCATTAGATTTTGGTGAAGATATAAATCCGTTTGAAGACCCTACTACTAGTTATTTAGATAGAATGTTAAATCCCGAAGTTAAATATCGTGGAGGTATGAGATGAGTATAGCAAACAATCATTTATCAAAACATGGAAGATTTGGCGATACTGAAATTGCTAAAACATCAACTGGTGATTTATGGCATGTAAATAAACATGAAAAAAAATTAATAGATAATTATGGTAAAGTAGGTGAAGACATAGTAGATACTTTAGGTTCTGGTACAATAAATCCAAGCACAGGATTAAAAGAGCAATTTTTAACAACAGCATTAGCTGTAGGTCAATTAGGATTATCTTTGTATCAAGGAGCAAAGGGAGCAAGTATGCAAAGAGATACTGCTGGTAGAAAATATGATTTAGCAGTTAGTGCATTAGCTGATTTACAAAAAGCTCAAAAAGAATTAGAAGCAAGTACATTTGCTCAAAAAGATTTAACTACTCAAAAATTTGAATCTGATATTGGTAAGTTAAGTAAAAAAACATCAGAAAATTTATTAGATGTTAGAAGTAATGTTGATGAAAGCACAAGAAAAACTAACTTAGCTTATAGTGGTGTATTAGAAGAAAAAGAAGAAAGAACAGAAAAAAGAATTAAAGAGCAAGCAATGGATACAAGTGAAGACTTAATGTCTGCATTTGGTTTAAGGATGGGAGATATAGTTGGGGGTTTTGAATCTGAAAAAGCTAGGCTCAAAGGAGAGAAAGAAAAATTAGAGTATGAAAAAAGTCTTTATTCCGATATGAGTAAACAAAAATTTTTAGGAATATTTTAATATGTCTACACCATTACAAGCATTAGAAAGAATGCTCTTATCTCAAGAAAGAAGAGAGCAATCAAGAGTACAAGAAAGTTTATCTATGATGCAATTAGCACAATCAGCAGCTGCTCAAAGACAATCAGCTCTTGCTCAATCAAGACAATTAGCATTACAAGAACAAAAACAAAACATAGAAGTAATGGGAGCAAACATTGATTTGTTACAAAAAGTAAATAAAACAATGAAAGCAAAAAGTGCAAGTAACTTTTTACAATCATCTCCATTAAGTTCATTATATCTTCAATACAAAGGTGAAACAGATGGATTAACTGAAGCTGTTAAAGACTTAACAAAAGGTAAGGTACTCATCGGTGATGATGGTCTTAAACTTGATGTAGATATAGCAAGAGATTTAGTAGCTGCTACTTGGTCTGCATATGAAGAAGAAAACCCTGATGCGATAGTAAATTTAGCTTCTAGATTACATTATATAGATAAAGTTGAAAAACCTCAAAATAATTATGATGAAAAATTGTATAAAGCTTTTGTACAATTAGGTATATTAGGTGAGGGAGTAGATAATCAAGCATCTCTTAATCAGTTTAAAACAATGAAAAAATCTTTAGATAATGATGTAAAATTAACAGAAGAAATGATTGAATTTGCTAAAGGAGACTTTACTATAGATAGAGACTTTGATTTAATAAGTGAAGATTTAAAACAATTAAGTGTTGATATAGACCCAGATACTAAACCAGATACTAAACCTACAAATATACTTACTGAAGTAGATACTGGATTTGAATCCATTGTAGATTTACAAACTGCCGCAAAGTATGCTAATAATAATTATACAAGTTTGATAGAACAAAGAGATGAAGTAGTTGATAAAATAAAAGATTTAGAAAAAAATCTTAATACATATAATGTACTTACAGAAGTTGGTCAACAACCATCTCAATTTTTAAAAGATGTAAATTTAAAACAAGATAGTTTAAAATCAGAATTAGATAAACAATTAAACAATCTAAGTAAAGAAATTAATGAATCAAAAGAAATGACTAGAAGGTTAAATTTAGCTGGTGTATTAGGATATGTACCTGATGATAATCAATTAGTAGTACCACAAAGACCAAAAACAAGTATGGAAATAGATACTATGCGACCTGACCTTACAGGATTCTAAAATATGGCTGATAAATTAACTTTAGACTTACTTGAGCAATTAGGAAAAAAATCTCAAGTATCAAGAAATACAACTTCATTATCACAAATACCTAATCAACCTACTCAAAATAAAACATTATTTGAACAATTAAATCAAAGTTTATCTGAAGAAGTAGTAGACTCTGATAAAAAATCAGGTGTTCTTCATGGATTAGGAGCAGCTACTTGGAATGTATTAGATAGTGCATTGTTTAGTTTACCTAGTATAGGGTATGAAGCTGCCACTGGTGAAAAGAATCCATATGATATAATGAATAACAAAACTGAAGGTATGGCAACCTTTGGTAAGGTAGTAGGTCAAGGTATAGGTTTCTTACTGCCTATGAAATATATTGGATTAGGTATTAGAGGTGGTGTATCTGCTATTAATAAACTAGGTACTACTAGAGTTGTAGGAGAAGCAGCCGAAGCAGCTGCAAAGTTTGCTGGTAAAAGTGAATTTGGATTAGGAAAAGAATTAGTAGAATCTTCAGTAAGAAAAGGATTAAATGACAAAGCATTAAAAGGACCTCAAGGCGCTCTTTCTAAATACGAAATAAGTATGGATGAAATATCTAAAGTAGAAGGTGAAGTTAGAGCTAGTGTATTTAATTCACTTAAAAAAGATTTTGCTAATGTAGATGATGAATTACTATTAAGAATATCTGACGAAGCAACAGGCGCATTAAAAGGAAAAGGTATTCACATAAACAACTTAACAGATGTTATTGGAGCTTCATTAAATACAAAACTAGGAACTGATACTTCTAATAAGATAACAAGATACTTTGCTAGAGCTGCTGACCAAGCAGTATTATTTAGTACATACAATCTAATGCAAGATGGTGTTTATTCTATTGCAACTGAAAAAGAATTTGACCCAGCTAAAGATGTAGGAGATGCGTTATTATTTTCTACACTTTTACCAGCAATTGATATGATTGGTGGTGGAGGTAGAGTCCCTGTTATGAGAACTGCTAATGCACTTAGAAAAGCACTTAAAAAAGTAAAACAAAGAGATTATAATGAATTAACTGCTGACCAAGCAAATGGATTACTTAGAATACTAACAAGAGATAATTATTTAAAAGATAGTACAATAGGTCAAATAGCTGGTAAGTATAGTTTTAAAAGTTTAGAAAAGAAAGATGCAGTTAAAGCTATAAAAGAAATAATGGATGAAGTAGACCCAAGCACTGTATGGAAAAGTTTTTATAAAGAAGCAAAAGAAGATGTTACTGCATCAATGGGTAGAATGATAGCAGGTGGTTTGTATTTTGATATGAATACAATATTTGATACTAACTTAATATTAGCAATGGAAGGCGAAGAATTAGCTGCTCATTTTATAACTGGTGCATTTTTCTCTAGAATGAAAAGACCATTGTTTGAAGAAAACTATAAAAATATTAATAGTGAGTTTTCTGATAGAATAAAAGCACTTAATTATTTAGGTCTTGATGCAACAGCATTAGAGCATTATGGTAAAGCATTTAATGATGATATACATTTTTCAGCTGCTTATTCTGGTATAATAGATGACCCAGTTGTAAAAAAGATAGAACAAATATTTGAAACAAAAGACCATAGAAGTCAATCTCAAACTAAAGAAGGTGAAGGTGTACCTAGAAAAGCAGGTAGTGTTCCTAACTCAAGAATAGCTTTATATGCTCATGATTTATATAAAATAGTAGCATTACAAAAAAACTTAACAGATGCTAGGGTGGGAGACAACTTTATAAATATAGATAATCTTACCGCAGACCAAATACAAAACATATCTAAACAATTACAAAGTATAGAAATAACTCAAGGACCTCTTAAAGGTAAAAAACTATCTATAGAAAACTTTGAAACTTGGAAGAATGGTTTAATGGATAATGCTTTAAATAATGTTGGAGCATTACATATACAAACATTAAAAGATATAGCAAATAGATTAGGTATTCAACATGATGCAGATTATGTGTTTGATATGGAAAAACCATTTAAGATTGCTGATGTTTTTACAGATAAGATAGTTCAAACAGATAGTAATTATCATGAAATATCAGAGTTTTTAAAATTAAGAAAGACATTAGAGCAAGCAGGTTTTGTTGAAACAATTACACAACCAACTGGTGAAATGTTAAAAATTGAAAATTTGCAAAACGATGCTAAGACTAAATCTGATATAACTGGCATTATAAAAACAATGACAGACCAAATAAGGTTAGAAAATTATGGCGAAAATTATCCAGAAAATATTATGCCAGATTCAAATGCTTTCATATATGCATTACAAAAACATAAGTATTCTAAAAAGAGAGAAGCATTATTTAATATAGCAGAAGGTAATATAGAAAACTTATCAGATAGACAGCAAGATTTATATAGAGTATTAGTAGAACAATTTGGAGATAAAGTTCCTAAGATACAAGATGGAGATAGAATAGAACTTACAGCGGGAGAAATGTCTCCAGAAGATTTTACTAAATTAAAAACAGAAAATAAATTTGATGATATTGAATATCAAATAAACCTTATTGCTCAAGTATGGGGTCAAGGAACTGGTAAAACTAGAGGAGTATTAAAGCCTGGCGAAGGTAATAAACTTACATTTGATAAAGCAGAAATTATTGTAAATGCTTTTAGAAAAGAAGGTTATGAGATGAATCAGGACCTTGTAAGAGAACAGCAAAGATGGCATTATTCTAGAATATTAAACTCTCCAAACATTACTCCTAATCATATATCTATATTAGAAAATATACAAACAAGTGGTTTTGCTAGAATTGAAAGTAGAAATAATAGAAAAATTTTAATTATACCTGATGAATCTCAAATAACTTCATTTTTAAATAACCCAAGACTATCAGGGTTAAGTAGAGAAGAAGCAGTAAAGTATGTAGATAAATATAAAAAATCATTACAAGCATTGTCTTTAATAACAGGAGATTATATAGATGTAGAATCTTCTATTAATTTAGAGCAATCTAAAAGTATTGTTGAGTCTATTGATAGTATGTATAGACTTACCACAGATTTTAACAAAGAAGTTTTTTCAGAGTATAAACAGACTATAGATAAGTTAAACGAACAAGGTGTACAAGCAGATAACATAACTAATTTAATTAATAAACTATATATTAATGATGAAGAAGCTGGTATTGTTGGAGATAGAAAACAAATAACAGATGCAAAAGAAAGAGACGAAATAAATTTTGCACTTGATGAAATTATAAAGAATCCTCCTGATGGTTTAACTCAAGAGTTTTTAGGCAAATTATCAGATTTAAAAGATAATATTAATCAAGAGTTTACTAATAATCAAGTTGCTGAATCTGTAGATAGTATAGCAAAAGAAATAGAACGTACTATTGAATCATTATCTACTGATAATAGATTGCAAACTATGGTATTAGATAATTTTTTATATGATGCAAATATAAATCCAGATGATAGTGTAGATTTAAAAAGAAGAACAGATACAATGACTTCTAGGTTTGCAACATACTTACGAAACAAACATGGACAAGATTTACAACTATCAGAAAATCCTACATTTAAAGAAGTAATAGCAGAAGCAAATAGAAAAGGTGATGCAAAATATATATTAAAAAATCTATCTAAATATTTAGAAGTATTTAGAAGAGGTTACAACGAAGAAAAGTATTTTGAAATACAAGCAGCTGAAGCACAAGCAATGTCTGATTATTCTACATTAAATATATCAGCATCAGATGCTATATCTCCTACTACATTATCAGTAAGATATGAAAAATTTAATGAAGAATTAAAACAAGATAATTTAAAAGTATTAATTGAAAATGCTAATCTTGCATTAAGTGAGTCTGGTATTAGTGGATTTAAAAAAGAATTTCAAAATATAAGAGATGAAATAAATAAAGCATTAGTACAAAAACATACATATGTTGATGATGAAGGGTTACAGCAATTTAATCCAGAAGCATATAATAAAGAATTAGAATCATTCAATAGAGAAGCATTGCCTCAATTAATAAATAATATAATTGGTAGAGACTATGTTAAATCTATTACTATATCTCAAGACTCACAAGGAAGAGCTTCTTTAGAACTTTCTAATAGAGTTGTTGGTAAAGGAGTTTTGTCAGAGTTTGCTAAAGAATTTAGAGATGTAGATAATCCAGATAATAATATTGATATACTGATTATAGATAAAACTGGTACTTGGAATGGTAGGAAAACAGATATACTAGAGATACCTAATCTTGCAGATGTAATTGAAAATAGCAGGATGTTTGGTAGGGGTATAGAAGATGTTAATAATTTTATAAAGGGAAGTGATGAAGCTGTACAAGAGAACGACAGACAACCTATGTCTGATTTTGTTTCTGTTATTGTTAGTCAAAACACTACATTAGCAATACCTACAAATCAAACTATTAATGGTCAATTAACTAAAAAGTTTAAATCTTGGTACGATTCTAAACTAGCATCATTAGATTCTAAAAGTAAAGAATATAAACATTATCAAAAGATATATGGAGAATTTGTAAAAAATACAGAGTCAGCAGTTTCTAAATCAGATGCAAGGCAAATGCTAAGAGCAATGTACTTTGATAAAATATCTTCAAGTATGTTTAATGATATAGTAAAGAATGCTGATAATTCAGTAAAGAGAAATGATTTAGCATCTGGATTTTTTAAATATGTTAGTCTGGGAGAAGCTACAGGAGCAAAGGTACAGGCAAATAAAGATTTGTTAGAAGTATTAAAAGGTGAAGACTTTTTATCTGATGACCAAAATAAATATATAGATGAATATTTAAACGATGAGGGATTAAACATTGTTACAATAGCAGATGAAACTGCAACAAAATCTAATCCACTTACTGCTGGTAATATATATAAAGAGATATTAAAGAATAGTGGTTATAGTAAAGAATTGATAAAAGAAAATATTGATGAAGTAGGAGAAGATAAACTATTTAAAAGTATTATTAGTTCATCTATGAATGCGCAATCATACTTATCTCATAAAGCCGCTAGTTTGTTATACTTGCATAAAGGTAGAGATGCTACTGCTAGTGAAAACAAACATGGTACAGCGGGTGTAAAACCAACTGTTCACTTTAATGAGAATATGAATAGTGTATTAATGAAGACAAACTTTGTATATGATTCTAAAATTGCAGACTTAATGGAAGCAAAAGGAGTAGATATACTTACTACTGAATCAGCTGCTAAAGCATTTTATAAAGATAAAATATCTCTTAGTGCAGATGATATGAAAGCAATCGATAAAGTAAATGATATTAATATTAGTTCTTCTGTTCTAAATAAAATAACAGATGCAAACAAAGACCAATATTCTGCAAAGATAAAATTAGAAAATATATTTTTAGGTAAAGTAGAAGATAGAAAAAGAATTGCTAATGTTACTTATGCAATATCAGACTTCTTAGATTCAGATGGATACAAATCTTTTAGAGATGAGTTTGTAGATTATGATAATAAACTAGATGCATACTTTAAAATGATTGGTGAGTTGTCTAGAGAAAATGGTAATAGACAAGCTGCTACTCAATTCTTATTTAGAAAATTAAGAGAAGATAATCTAATGTTTGAAGACTCAGCAAATGGTTCTGTAGAAACTTTAATGTCATATGGCATAGACCCTAATTCTATTTTTGTTAGGTCAAATATAAGAAGAACTGCTACCCAAGCATTGATTAATGGTATTAGAAGTCCTAAGACAAAAGGAGCATCTTATTCTGTATTAATACCATACTTAGAAGGTTCTGTTCCTCTATTTCAAAATGTTGGTAACTCTGGAGAAAGAGTGCAGATAGGTATTGGTGGTAAAAAATTATCTTATGAAGATAGGTCTACACAAATGACAGATGTAAATAAGATACAATATATATTAGAAGTAAACAGAAATAATAAAAAAAGAGATATACAAGTAAGTAGGATAGCAGGAAAATTTGTAGTACAAGACCCATATAATGAATTAAGTGCTAAAGATATATCTAAAGAAATAAAACAGATAGAACGTATTGAAGCAGTTACTGAAAATAATAGAACTATGGGTAGATTATTTGATGAGTTTAAAAATATTAATGAAAGGTCAGATACTAAATATTATTTAGAAAACCTTTCTTTAAGAATGCCTAATCTTGGTGGTGATGTTGCTATACAAAAAGTAGAAGGTTTCTACAATAGAGAGCAAGGGAATGTTGTT